TTTGCTAATTGATAGTACTCAACACTTAAAAATGTATGGATCAGGGCCTATTATTTATTTTTATAGGATTGGTTCACGAATTTTTCCTTGTCAGTTAGTTGAGTCAGATGAAAAATTTGACTGCTTAGGTTATAATAATTATTCTGGTGAACTACATAATGATGATTGGGTTGATTTTGACTTATCAGAAAATGAATTAGAATTATATTCAGAAATTGAAACATTAAAAATTTGTAAACATATTATTAATGATGCTGATATAGATAATTTTCTTGGTAGACAAAAAATTGAAATTACAAATATAGATTGTTTCATTGAAATGTTTAAATCAGCATGTACTTATTCTTATAATAAAAATTATAGACTTAAAGATTTAGTTAAACTTAGACATAACATTTTCGCTTCAGTTATAATGAGTAATTTGAAAAAAGTTGATATAGTAAATTTAGAAACTGATGTTCAATTGTTTGATGGAAAAACCATTGATGTTTTTGAAAGGATTAATGATACTTATTATATGATTGAATTTAGTGTTGTAAATAGTAGAGATACGGCAGTAAAACTGAAAGGTGAGCCACCATTGCATGCAAAGTATTCAAAACATTATAAATATTATTCTGATGAATTGAAAGAAGATATAAAATACTTCAATTGTTGTATGTATCTAGATAATAGAGATGATACATTCATTGATATTTCAAATAACATAACCCTTGATGATTTAGAAATTGAGATAATTAACAAATTATTTGATGTATTTAATGATGTTAGATGGATAGTTCCACCATCTTTGTTATTTGAAAATGATTTCCCCTACAGTCATAATAACTATCCTGTAATATTAGAAGATGAATTTAATATCATAAATTTCCCTATCAGTGCTATAAGAAATATAACGTTTAATAAAAGTAAATTTTTACCGAAATATGGCGAATTTGGTGTTAGAATAAATAAGAATAATCAGGTTAGAGTAACAACTAAGGGGCCTTATAATAAGGATACTAGATTATTCGAAATTGTTGAAGATTTACAAAAATTACCAAATTTTAATAGAATGTTACTTTCTAGTGGTCCAAAATGTCCAGTTGCTAATTTTAAATCATGGAATTTAGAGTTTCCAATTAATGAGCATAGTCATGCAGATGGTGAACCATTAATAATTATAAATAAGAGTTATGGTGATTGTAAGCAGAAATTTGAAGAGATATTAAATGATGATTATCACTTTTCTAAAATTAATGATAGTAAATTATTTATTGATGATATAAAAATTAGTAATAATGTTATAAAAGATGTGGGTGAAATTGTTAAAAAATGTCATAATGATTTTTATATAGGTGAAGTTGCTATTGTTCCTAAGGTGCCATTTACTCATCCGATAATTAATACTAAAAATACTTATAATAGGATCAGTACTGATTTTAGTTTCATTGAAGAAATTTATTCTTATATTCCAAATGACCTACAAAAAATATATAACTCAAAGAAATATAGAAATTATAATTTAAAGTTAGATGATGAAACATTGACTCTTAAAGAAAAAATGATTGAAGCAATTGAAGATTATAATCATTTTAGATATTACAATCAAGATAAGGCATTATCATCTAAGTTAAGGATAAGAGAATATACAAAATTATATAAAGAACGATTAGCCAAACTAGATGATTCAAACTTTAGAACATTTAAAGTTGAAGGTAAAATTGATGTTGATTATGAAACACATCTTGGATCACGATTAACACATTTAGATCATTTTTCAGAAGAATTTGGAGTTCATATAAATAATTTAATTGATGAATTCATACTTTTTGAAGAGCCATTATCTAAAGAAATCATTGAAGTTGGTTATGATGATTTAAGCATCAAGAATTTAAAAACCTTAATGTTACACGATTATGAGGATACAATAAATGGTTTACTTTCAAGTAGACTATTTAATTCTCTAGAGATGTTATCTAGATTCCATTATAATCTTTCAAGAATATCATCATATAACTTTAGAAATGATCAATACATAATTGATAATTTAACATCTAGTAATTTAATAATGTTTGTAAGAGGTGGAAAATCAACATTAAATAATAGAGGAAATCACACTAGAAAATTTAGATTAATATATCCGACTTTTGAAACATTGGAAAAATATTATAATACTAAAACTTTTCATACTTTTAGGTTCAAAGGATTAACATATGTAATTACACCTTGGATGGAATATCATGAAAATTTATGTAATGATTCAATATTTTCAAAATATAGAGCATTATCCTATCTTGCAATATCAATTAAAAGATCACCAATCCCTACTGTTACTGAAGCATTAAGAGAAAGAATTTTCCCTGTATTACTAATGTTAAATGGTCGCAGAAATACTGAAGAATGTATGCACAATTTGAGGTATGTAATTGTTTCTTCTTTTGCTGAATCAACTGGTATTACTGAAATAGCTAAATCATTAGCTTTGAGACCTGTTTGTCCATTTAGTGCATTTCTTAATTTTATGATTAGCCACAAGTTATATTTATTAAAGGACTGTTTACAAAGTGGTAAATTTGAAGATGTTCACCATCCTTTCATTCCAAGTAAGATTACAAACCCTTTTGGTTTAACAGAATTAATTTACAGTACATATTTAATGACAACTGGTACTTATAGTCAAGGTTTAGAGCAAGCCCAGAACTTACAAGGTGTTTTTGATAATCTTGATAATTTTTATAATACTGGTGGAGGCAATAACTTTTATGAACAATCTATTAATTATGAAAGTGATGATATTAAGGAAATATTTAAAAATGACTATATGTATGATCCTGAATATTCTGCATTATTATCTAAAATTACTGATAATCAAATAATTAAATCTTCAGCTCAATTATCATCAAGATGGGATAGTATATTAATGGATCCAATAACAAAAATTGAAACACCTGCTGGTATGAGAGGATGGAATGACAGTAATTTTTATGGGAAAAAAGGTTATGAAATTGTTTACACTTTTTTATCTGATGTTGTTAAACTTCAAGTTGACATACCAGAATATAAGGATACTGATAATTTTTGGGATTATTCAAGAGTTTTGAATAAAATAAATTATACATGCTTTGACTTTATTAAGGACTTTGAACTTAAGAAATTTATTTTGCACCAAGTAGATAAAGATCAGAGAGCCGGTGGGAGAGAAATTTATGTTCTAGATATATATACTAGAATTTATCAATATTGTTGTGAACAAATGTGGAAAGAGATATGCAAAACATTTGATAATGAAATGATTAATGTACCATCTAATAAAAGAATGATGCATGTACATAGTCTATTTTTAAATACAAAAGGTTTAAAATCTCTAGATTATATAAACATGGTAATGGATTGTAGGAAATGGGCACCTAGAAGTATGTTAGGTAAATATATACATTATGTTAACAATATGAAAAATATACCTAAAAGTTTTAAAGATCATATGATATTTGTCTTGGAGAAGTTGTTTGAGAAAAATGTCTATGTTAGCAATCAGTCTGTTAAACCAATTTACAATAATGAAGGAGTAAACACTAATTATCTATTAAAAAGAGAAGTTGATGATGAAGCATTTACTAATAATATTCAAAAACATGTAAAAAATTTATTAGATAAAAATAAAGATCTAAAAAAGGCTAATATAGAAAATTTAAATACTAATGAAATACGTGAATTGTGTAGAAATCTTAATATAACCGATAGATCAGATGTAATCTGGTATTTTGAAATGCCAATTTCTTGGATGATGGGAATATTTAATTATATGTCTTCTGCATTTCATGCTGCAAACCAAAAGTTAGCTTCTATTTGTATAACTGAATGTGCTTTTAAAGATAACAATTTTAGTAGTATACACACACTTGCCCATAGTGATGATAGTGTTGGTAGGCTATGTTTTGATTTAGACTATAACTTTCATTATTCAACAAAAATTTACCAAATACATCTAAAAAGAGCTAATCATCTATTGTCGTTTAAGAAAAGTGTATTTTCCAGAAATTATTTTGAATTCTTATCTATTTTATATCTAAGAGATGAATTATTACCACTATTAGTAAAATTTACAGGTAATATAGTATTTAAACCTCAGGGTAAAGGATATCCACTTGATGCATTATCATCATTATCTAAATCTAAAGAATTGATGATGTATGGATCTTCACTGTCTGAAGCTTATATTTGTCAGAAAATAATGGCACTTAGTATTTGTAGATTTTATAACGTGCCAGTAAATTATGATAGACCATGCAATTTGTTTGGTACACCAGATCCACATCCATTAATGAGTTTATGGATAGGGTCTGATTCGGAAATACAAAGATTTAGAGATCATAAAGATTTTGATACAATAATTAAAACATGTTTTTTATTGGGCCAAACTGATGAAGGTGTGAATATACCATACATAAGAGTAGTTTCAAGGAAGTCTAAGCTTAGCCGAGCATTAAATGATAAAAGATTTGAATATATAAATTGGTTGAAATTGAAAATGAATGATGATGATATGAAAATATTTATTGATAATTGTAGAATTAATAACTCTGGAATAAAATATTTACAATTTTGTAATAATTTATCAAAAGAAGATTTCCGCACAAGTTTATCTGGTGATAGTCAATATAGAAGAATAAGCTTTTGTCATCGATTTAGAGGTAATAGTTATGTTGTTGGAAATACAAGACTTAGTTTCTTAGAAATAATAGATCTTGTGCAATTAAAACCAGTAGGAATAGAAGAGATTGATAATCTTTTATTAAAATTGGATGAACATCTTTCTAAAGTAGATGAAATTAAATTGTTACTAAAAGATAATTCTGATTTTACTAATATATTGCAGTATATGAAATTACCTGCTGTAACTGGACCATCAAGTCTAAGTACAAAACCAATAACATTTAAACTTCCTTATGGTAATGATTCTTTACCATTCAAAATTGATCCACTTTATTATTATCTTCGAGATTGTAATAGTCCATTATTAGGTTTATTACCATATAAATCAAATATTAATCCTCAAATTGATTCTTATTTATTGTATAAGGGTGTTAATATGATTAATAAAACAAAATTAATGAAATTCAATTTAATGAAAATTTTACAAAAGAAAGAGTTGCATGGAGTTACATATATGTATCAGAAAATGCCTTCTAAATCAAGGAACATAAATGATGTTGATTTAATAAAAGTTTATTTAGAAAACAATACTCTCATAAACAATAAAGTAGAGTTTAGGGACACAAGTATGTTGTTTTCCATGAAAAAATATGATATGTTAGAATATACAGATATATTCGAGGCTTGTTCTCTATTTAAAACTATCACTGAGATGGATTTGGATTTTAAAGATAAATTATATTTTGTTGTTAAAGATAGAATATTCATTTATAATGATTTTGTTTTTAATATAATTGAGATGTGTAATGAACTCAATAATAGATATGTAAAACAATGTATAAATAATTATTTTGGAGTTAGATCTGATCAGGACTTTTTAATTTACTATATCCGTAAACAATTGAAATTAGGTGAAAATTATGTAGGAAGCGGTGATATAATGTTTAAATTACCAAATATCAATCTAAGAATTAAACTTGAAAACCAAATTATAACATCTATTGAATTTAAGGGCAGAACTGGGCCTTTTGATAGTGATATATCATGGTTTATCAAAGTAATCTTACAGCATCATCATGGAATTATTTTAAACTTAACTTCAGATATTGATAGTTCATCATCTAGACCAGTAATTGGTTATTATAATAATGAAATGGGTATATATAGTGAAAATGTCTGTGATTTAATAACTTTAAATTGTCGATGGTCTAATAATATTGACTTAACTGTAACTGGTAAGTTTGAATTTATAGATGATAATGGTAGTCATATCAAAATGTCAAATAGAAACTACACAATATTCCCTCGACAAATATTTGCAACACCATTTCAAATTAGGAAGTACTTTGAGTGCAAAGAGAACAATGTATGGTTAAATTATGATTATTTAATAACTAAAGTTCTTTCGGCAGGTGAGATAAATAGATTAAGTATCGATAGAAAGTACTTGTTACAATATTTCTCTTCTAGTATAATTTCTAAAATACTATGTAGTTCATTTATATCTGGCGGTACAATTTATAATTCTGTATCTGAAGCAAAAAAGACAATATTAAGAGATTTACAGATGATAGAACCTGAACAATTGTCAAATGATGAATTCTTTCATAAGTTACTCCCAGATTTTATGATACCAAACGAATTACAGTCGTATTTATCTAATCATAAAATCACTGATATGGAATTACAACAAATTAGAATACTTACACAAAAAATAGCTGAATCAAGAGATTTAAATCAAGATGAAATCAGATTTTTAAATAATACTTCTGATAAATTTGGGAAATTTAATTTAGTATTATCTAATTATCAGAATGAATCATTTATAAAAATGCTGAGTTGCAATAATAAAAATTATGCCCATTATTCTTATTGTAAAAATGCAGTTATAAGTGTTTTAAGGTCAATCAATAGAGTTGCAGAATATGACAAAATATTTAAATCTTTGAGGATTTTTGACAAACCTGTTAATAATATACCCCTTCAATTTAGGTTGTCATTATATCATATAATAGGTAATGATCTAGATGGTAATTTGCATACTAAATATTTAGTTGATTTTTTGACATTAATTGCTAAAAATAGAGCAACACTCAATAGTGTATTTGAGGAATCTGATGACATAATAATAAGTCGTATACCTGTTGATAAAATTGATGTTAATTCATTGTTATCTATGTTAAATTTAATCAAAAATGAAGATATCAATTTCCTTGAAGATGTATTTGGGAAAATAAAAATAAAAGAGTTAATGAGAATCAACAAGTTACCAGAAGATATTTATTGGAAAAAGAAAAAGAATAAAGGTAACAAAATTGTAGCAAGGGTGATAGAACGCAACACTGATAGGCTATTATCCTGGCCATTTGAATGGGGTTGTATGGATTTAGCAAATCTTGATGAAGAGATTCAAGAAGAATTGTTTGAATTCATAGATGATTTCATTTATTATGAAGAAAGTGGTGAAGAACCTCCTCAACTTTTTGAAGGGAAAGATTTTGATATAGATGATGAAGGGAAAAG